AAAAATTCCTGCACCTGTCAGCTCATCTCCTCAAATTGAGCTAAATAAGCATTACTATTAATTAGCTACGCCGCCTGTTATTGACGGCGGGCTTTTTATTGTGTCACAGTAAAAATAAACCCCCAGCTATGCAGGGGGAGGGCATATCTTTAGATATAAACATCAACTTTTATCAACTAAATATGTATTGGTTGCATTACAGATTATTGCGGCATCACTATATTTCATATTTTTACAATAGTCAACCATTTTTTATTTAATAAATAATTTTGACAATATAAAATTATTGACATGATAGCATAATATCATTATAATTATACAAACACTCATTACTTAAATTCATAAGGTTTTTTATAATAAATATGGCGAAAGGAATTGATTAATTGTAGCCGGACAACATTTCCAATAAATTGGGACAAAATAAATGAGAAAAATTAAGCCGTTTCTAAGAACTATTTCTAAGAAACGGCTGCTCCTTTGAACAAGGATTATTTCTGCTTTTGGGATCTCTCTTTTTTCTGCTCTTCCCGTCTCTTTTTCGCTTGATTTAACATAAATTGTGTCCCTGCTATCATAGCGGCTGTATTCATCATAGTGATCCTTTTCCTGCCTTCATTAAAATTCGGCAATGCTGAATGTACATTCTTGATTGTAAAGAACATCACCTGCATACAGTTCGCATGACGGTAAAATCCAGCAGCCAGTCGGTACAACACCAAAACAGGTATAGGCTTTGCCTTCATAAATCTGGAATTTATGCCATTCATCCCTATATAAAAGAGTGGCATAAGTACTGGTAGAACTTAAGCTCGTTCCGATTTGAACAGCAATTTTCCTCAAGGGATATTCATTGGTTGCCACCTCACCAAATTCTAAATGTAACTGGATGATAACGCAAATGGGGTTGCCTGAATTATTTCGCCACACAGGTCCATATGTAATATGGGAAGCTGTGGCGAGCCGGGTACTTCTAAGCTCATAGGACTGGGTAAAATCCAGGCAGTTAAGCCCGCTTACTTTTTTTATCGCTGATAGTTTCGATGTCAGGAAAATCTTATTCCTGATTTCATCATAAACAAAGGCTGTGTTGGCTATCTGGATTGAATTATTCCCAAGACTAGCCTGTGGGGCGGTTGGTGTACCCAATAAACTTGTATTTCTTCTTATATGGTAAAGCGCACTTGGTGTAACAGCTTTCGTATCATCAAGGCTATCTGTGTCATTTGATAGCTGTACAATCCCTTTTTGAGATAGCGTAGCATCTTGAATCTCCTGTTGTGGCGGAAGTTGGCTTTCCGGAACCTTTCCGGCGGCATCAAGCTGGGCGATCCCATTCGGCTGTCCGATGGAATTAGTTGCCTCTTCCAAGTGTTTTTTATTGTAATAGGTATTGTTGAAAAGCTGTTCAATCTCTACGGCCATTTCCTGGCCGTCTGCCATGGTTTCCCGATCCCACTTCCGGATCTGATCCGTATATTCCGGGGGATTCTTTTTATCACAAAATGCCATCTTTTAAGCCTCCTTAAAATATTTCCGACATTTCATAACTTTGGGGGATATCTGCATCCTTCCCCTTACGTGAGAATGTTCGGTAAGCAACCAGATCCCCTTCGGAATCGAATAGTCCGATTTCTGAGATTTCTTCTCCAACCAGTTCATCCGCTCCAATCGTAGCAGCATAACAACAGGTCGTTTGCTCTGGGTTAGTAAAAACACGGGATTCTATTGCCTTCTGCAGCAGCTGATGATAAAGATTTATCTCAAGGCCAGTTGCCTCCTTTGGCTGTCCATTTTCATCAACTCCGCCGTTTCCCCATGCCATATGAGTAATGGAAGGGAGGGCAATTTCCCCCGCATGGGCCTTACAAAGCTTTTTTCTTCCGATCACTGTCATAATCCCTGTGACTGCCATAATAATCATCCTTCTTTCTATCAAATTTATAAGAGTGTTGTTCCGCCGTTTAGCTTCCGGCTGTTATCTAAATACCAGGTTCCATCTAATATATTTAAAACCGTAACACTGGCTTCATTACGGATTGCTTCTGAGACTGTCATGGAAAGCTTTATTCTGGCCGGAAGCAGCTTCTGCGGGATCAAACGATAGTAAGGATAACATTCCAGCAAGAAACGAATCCGGTTTCCGTAGCCACTCCATACCTCGTACCCGGCAAAATAGGCAAATAAATAATTATCCTTTGCGCTTCCCGGTTTGATTTTCCGGATCTGGCTTTTTAAAGTATCCACATTGATAAAGAGGGTGTCATCCAAAGCACAGTATATTTTTACCAGAAATTCCGCCCATCGCTTACGGTCCAACATATAGTAAGGAATGATTTCCCCATTTACTTCCAAAGAGATCAGGCACAGCTTTAAGCCCTCCATTGTTCCCGCTTGGGCTGCAATCAGTGCTTTCATGGAAAGTCTTGTCCGGTAGCTTTCTGCTGTTTCATTTAAAAGCCGCGGCATATCCCGGTCCTGTCCGTGCACCGGAAGCATGATTGGACTTGCACTGGCTACGTTAGCCTCATCACGGATCCGAAAGACATCTTCTTTCATATGGTCAAAAATGCGACCGATCACCTTGAAAAAGATGAAAAACTGGTTGAGTACCTGCCTGCCCTTCTTTAGCGGTCCAAACAGAAGGTCATACATATACTCTCCAAAGGTATCAAACCGTTTCATTGCTTCACTCCCTTATCACATTGACTGTCACACTGCCAAGAATCAAGACCTTGTCACGGGATAGCTTCACATCCTGATCGGGTTCTATGATCTGGGCGTTCGTAGTTTCCTTATAGCCATTTCGTATGGCATAGTTTAAATCAGAACAGATTAGCTCATAAAGCTTTCTGCCCTTTCGGACGGAGAGGTATTCTGATATCAATGAGGCGGTTTTGTTTCTTGCTTCTTCATCTGTGATCGTGTCACTAATGGTGATATTGACCATGATATCCTGTGGAACGGTCACGGAGCTTTTCACGAGGACATCATCATAAGGTCCCGTGATCTTACTGACTGCTTCCCGGACATTTTCCAGAAGTCCCTCGGTCGACTGGCCCGCCGTACCTGTAACAATCACATCCACGGTACCCTGCCCCCTGGGGTGGTTACAATCAGCCTGGGCAAATAGAACCCCCGGCACACTTTCGGCAGCATTGATAAAGGTGTCTTCAATAGCCCGCATGGCAAGCTCTGACCAGGCTCGCAGGGTCCGGCTTCTAAGCCCTTCATCATCTTCCGTATCACTGCCTTCCCTGACAATCCATTTTTCTCCGTTATGAATCTTCAACTCACCAAGATAGATCAAACTGCGGGTGATCTGCCCCTGGGAAACATTATAGCGGGAGCCTTCCTTTTCCGCTTCGGCCAGGACATCCACACTCAAAGCCCCTTTCTGCAAAACGGCACTTGATAAGGTGATAAAACGGAGCTCTTCTCCATTGATATCCTTTTCCGTTTTAAATATCTGGCCTTTCCCGATCTTGATTGCCTCACCGCTTGCTTCCAGCCGGGTCAGGGTAATGTATCCCTGGGTTTTCTGTGCCGCCTTGCGCTTTTTGGCATAATCAGCGGACTTGATGTCAAGCCATACGCCGGAAGCGTGAGAGATAAACATATTGTTAAGAACCGTTCTTAAAAGCTCGGTAAATTCAATTTTGACCCGGAGGATAATCATTAAAAGGGTGTAAAAGATCCCTCCGGAATGAAAGTTTGTTATAACGAAACCTTCCTCCTTCAGTTCTGCGACGGTTTCGTCTTTCAGCTCCATTAAATCCGGAACCGGGAGAATCGTATTCAGTATTTCTTCATCAATCAATTGCTTTCACCTCCACACTGACGGCATCAATGACTACGGTAAGTTCTCTGGCTTCTTCTTCCTCCGCAAACCGGAATGAGCAGGAAAGGAAGAAAGTATCATCTTCGTGGCTAACGCTTACCTGGATTGTTTCCGGAAGAATAACCTCCCGTTTCTGCAACCCCAGCTTCGCCCGTTGAATCAGCTCAAGCCGTGTAAGCTCATCATCGTTTGACTGAATAAAATCGTAGAGTCCCCAGCCAAATGCTGCATCATAAAATAAGTCCCCCGGCTGGGTAAGTGCTTCCAGAATGATGTTTTGATATAGGCATTCTAAATTGCTGGTCGTAGGGGCATCTCCATTTGCCGCAGAAGTAAGTTGCCAAAGATCATAAAGCCGGATATCTGTATCAAAAAGACCCGTCATAGGCTTACCTCCCCGATGATCGCAGGGGCTATATCTCCATAGACCAAAGAGATTGCAACAATTGTTCCGGCTTCAAATGCAAGCCGTGAGCGGATTCCCGGTATAGGTGGAAACGACTCATCCAGATTTCCAAAACGATCAATCACCATAAGGCAATACTCATAATAAAACGCTCTATAGTGTGCTTTGTATGTTTCTCCGCTGTCTTCATTCGTGATCTCCAGTTCTGTTATTTCGTAGGTATCAGAGAGCTTTTTCACTGTAGAGATTTTTGCCAGGATAACCGCAGGAAGCTTTAAATGTGCATAGTCCTGCGAGATCGTCGTTTGCATGACGGTTGCCATCATTTCTTTAAGCATGTTGCAGCCTCCTTTCTGGTGTTCTAAAAATTAATCATCCTGCTCACTCATAGTCTCCAAGTTCTTCCAGGATTTCAAAAACTTCATCCTCATCTCCGCACCAGAGCATATCCACCCCGATATTCTCTAAGGTTTCAATTTCTAACTCTGGAAAGGATTCATTGATCTGATGTTCAAGCCCAGGTTTGTCACCCTCCCGCCCATACGGAGCCGGAAGCATGGAAAAATCAAATATCTGTTCCCTGAAAACCAGTTCATGCTTTTCGATATTGTTTTCATAACTCCTCGTATATTTTGCCATCTTTATATGTCCTCTCTTTCTCTAAATTTTAATTTATCCTACTACTTTCACGCGATGCACCTTTCCACATTTGCGGCAAAAGAATCCATATTCACTTTCGATATGCCCCATTTCTTCAATTCCCTTGTATGCTTTATATTGAAATGAATAGGCGTGTCTGCATAACAGGCGTTCTAATAGATTTCGCACATTATCACCTCCAACTTAAATTTTCTTGACCGATTTTAGCCAAAAACTCTATTTCTGTCTGCCACCCCAGCGGATTATCAACATCGTTCCACTCCCAGCCATAATCAAGACCTACGTCTTCGTCAAAAATAAATCTCGTGTAGGCGTGTGGGTCTTTATCGCTCTCGTCCGGAAACAGGGCGCTTAAGCTATAGTAAGCTGGTACGCCTTTGAAAAAATATGTCTGTGGCATATCGCCGTAAGCGGCTCTCATCGCTCCGGCGGCATTGTTTTCGATGATCGGGCCTCTTGCCACAACTTTCTCTTTCGTCAGCGTGCATTCTTTCCGACTGCAAAATTCACACATCTAATCCACCTCCAAAAAATAAATGCAGGTACGAATAAAACCTTCCTCATTGGTCATTGACACCACCTTGACCACCTCCACCTCTCCGCTAAACTGTGGATGTATGATCTGGATCTTATGAGAATGCCTGACAAAAGGAGCAGCAACTGTTAAAAGCTCCCAGACACTCCCGGCCCTTGTTAGGGATAAGATATTGACTCCGTACTCAAAGGTGTATATTTCTTTCTGTTCCGGTTTTTCTCCCCAGTAAAACACACCTCCGGAAAAGAAAAAATGTTGCCTGATTCCCCAGGCGGAGTGTACGGTGTTAATGGCCTCAATGACATTCATCTGCCGGATCGGAACCTGCTTTTTTTCCGGGTAAATATCAGAAGAGAGCTTCATTTCCGTTATGCCTGCCTGGGTAAGAAAGAAGGAGATCATCTCCTGGGGCGTTGTGTCAAGAAAGGTGCTGTTGATCGTTGTTTCCTCAAGAAGCAGCATTTCATCCTTTACGCTGATCTCATTGGCATAGGTTCCCATATTGTAGGGTTGGGCAACATACCCGGAAAAAACATCGTCCATGACCTCCCCATACCCGATTTTAATGAAAACATCATCTTTTTTAGCAAGGCTTATTTCCTGCTGGTACTGGCCCGTAAAGCGTATTTTTGCCCAATCAAAATAAGATGTTTTGGAAGAATAAATCTCCATCTCAATTCCCTGGGTAAAACAGTAGGGACCGACATAAGCCGCCATCATGGGGTTATATAGTTCTTGCAGTTCCATGGGTTTTCCTCCTAATATGGCATTTGATTGATACGGTTTAGCGCATTTGTGGCACCTGCATTATCAATGGCGGGAGACTTTCCCCGGTCTTTACTTAAATAGTTCTGATAGGATTCTGTTAAGCCGCTTTGTGGGTTTTGGGAACTCTTAGTACTTTTGGAGCTGCTCTTGGTTGCTGTGATTGTCTGTGGAATGTATTCCCAGAACTCAAGCGTAACGGGAAGCTGATTCTTTTTATTTTCTGCTTTGTGTGTCAGCCCTTTAAACAGTACCGTGCTGATATCATGAACAGAGGTATCCTCGCTTACAATGGAAATTGGCTGCGGAATGGTCTGACCGGGGGCCCGGAAGACTTCCCGCAGGACCCCGAGTCGCTCATATTTGGTCTGTGTCGGAGTATCATCAAGAATTAGTTCAATGGTGATTTTAGCATCCTCATAGCCCGTCGCCTGCTTGGGCTTTGCAGCACTTCCTTTCACTTCCTGCTCATCAATTCTAGCCGTTTCCTTGATCTCAATACTTTTAAGAAGACCAGGGAGGACTACACCATTTGCCTTGATGACCTCATCCTCTACGTAAATCATAGCTGTCCTCCTCTCTTTTCTTAAATAGCTTCAGGAGCGGCAGTTGAATCAACCATGCCACCGCTTGCGTTTGTATAGTCCTCGATTTCCTTTAAAAGACTTAAAAGAAGAGGAAGCTCCTTGATTTTGGAGAAGTCAATATTTAAAAGTAGTTTTTGAATAACAACACCTTCTGACGAGCTGCCCATGCTGCCTTTGCTTTCCTCATCCTTCCTGGAACTGTCAGCGTTAGAAAAAGACAGTCTTCTCTCAACAGGACGTTCAAGTGTTGCCTTTTGATCCGGTTCTCCGGAAAGCGAAAGCGCAGTTTGTGTCTGGGAAAGGCTCTTCTCTATGGCCTGTGACGGTGCGTCCTGAGCGAGCGTGAGACCATGAGCATAGGTTGTCATGGTTCGCTGCCCGGATAAGGTAAGCGTTGAGAGGGGGCCCTCCTTGGCATCAGAGAAGGGAAGCATATTCCGGATCTTTTGAAGTCCTCCCTTAACAGCATCTACCGCCGAAGAAAACCCGTTTGTAATGCCTTGCGCGAATGTAGTGACAACCTTCTGGCCGGAGTTAAAAAACCATGTGGCCGCATCTGTGACGTTGGTCTTGATGTTCTCAATTCCCTGCCCGAACTTTGTGCCAACCTCTGCGATCTTGGCCCCGATGCC